ATCCAGGTTGCCCGCAGCTACCATTCCTTGTTTTATTGCATCAGCATTTGCACCGCCAGCTGCCATAAGGCCTCCAGCTAGAGTACCTCCAATAGCCATTTGTTCATAACTTTGTGTCTGATTAAACATTAGGGTGTCTGGCATATACAAGCTTATTGCTTCAGATGTTCTCTTTGTTGTTTTGAGAAACTGTAAGCTACCGCCTTTTACTGATGCCACGTTATTTTGTATAACGGACCTAGATTGTGCTGAATCACCTCCTTTTGGTAATGTTGTGGATCCAAAAACATTCTTGAGTCCACCTTGTATATTACCAGACACTTTCCCCAATGAGCTTTGAATACCGCTTAATGCACCTCCCATTGCACCATCTATTTGACTTATACCACTTTGAATTTTCCCTACTAAATCACCACCTATACTTGTATCTATATTACCTATACCTGGAATTTTACTTGTGGCTGAAGAAAAATTTGTTGTTATACCACCTGAAGTCAATGATTTCGCTTTTGCTGAAAGACCATCTATTGCACCCACAGATGGTACTAAAGCTTCTGGACTTACAGGATTTTGACCACCTCCAGCTTCTGTTTTATCTTGTTTACGAACATAAAAAACCATGTAATGACCTTTATCGGCATTACCAATATCTATTGGATATCTTAGATTATTAGTTTCGTATTCACTCTTTGTAAGAGCTGAGAGAGGACCTTTGCGTGTTAGGTCACCCTTGTTAAATTTTATATCTCCGAAGCTAAAAAGTGACATATTGTTTCCTTTACATTGACTAGATATTATTTATGTCATATAAAGGACGATTTAGACCCCAAAACCCAAAGAAATACAAAGGTGACCCAAATAATGTCATTTATAGATCATCATGGGAACTCCGTGTAATGAAATATTTAGATAATCAACCAAAAGTGGTCTGGTGGTCATCTGAAGAGTTGTTTGTGCGTTATAGATCACCTATTGATGAAAGAGTACACCGATATTTTCCAGACTTTATTGTAAAAACAAAAGAACAAACTTTTATGATAGAAGTGAAACCATTTCATCAAACTCAAAAACCGAAACAGAAAAGAAGAACAAAAAAATTTCTACAAGAAGCCGCTACATATGCTATAAATCAAGAGAAATGGCGAGCTGCCGATATATTTTGTCGTGAACATGGGTGGTTATTTAAGATTGTAACTGAAAAAGAATTAGGCATTTAGCATAAATACTTTAAATCTAATCATTAAGGAAAAGTAATGTCATTTTCACCCAATCTGTTTTTAGCAAATATGTCAGCAAAAGATGGTCCAGCAAAACCATCTAGATTTGAGGTTATATTACCTATACCACCATATGTAAATCAGGCTGTAGGTAATAGTATCATAGAAAAGATATTAAACTTTCCAAACTCTATAATTGGTGATGTATCAGACGCTTTTAATGAAGCTTTAGGTCGTGGTGGTAATGAAGGTAATGATTACTCTAAAACATCTAATAGTGCTTTATCAAGATACTTAGCTTTACAATGTGAAGCTGCTGAGTTACCAGGAAAAACATTTGCAACTGCTGATGTTAAGATATATGGTCCAATTTTTAAAGTACCATATCAAAAAATGTATTCAGATATTAATTTAACTTTTATAGTTTCAAATCAATTCTATGAGAGAAAGTTATTTGAAAGATACATGGAATGTATTATGCCATCTGATACAAATAATATGAGATTCCCAAAAGGTGATGCTAGTAGATATTACACAAATATAAAAATTATACAATATGATGATTTAGTTAAACAAATTTATATTGTAGAATTACAAGATGCTTTTCCTGTTGGCATAGCTCCAATGGCATTGTCTTGGAGTGATGATGGTTTTCATAGATTAGGTGTTTCATTTGCATATCAAAAATATGAGGTGAAATATGATGGTGGATTTGATGCAGGTAAGGCTGCAGCTAGTATATTAGGAAATAAAGCTGCATCTCTTATTGGAGGCGGTTTAAGAACTTTCGCCTCTTCAAATAAAGTAGGAAGTAATTTTAGTAGAATATTTACATAAAGGTGAAAAATTATGTTACCAAAGTTAGATACACCGGTATTTGAGTTAAAACTTTTATCAACTGGTGAAGCAGTAAGATTTAGACCTTTTTTGGTCAAAGAACAAAAATTATTTTTAATGGCTTCTGAGTCTGAAGATACTAAAGAAATGGTATCAACAATCAGACAAGTTTTAAATAATTGTATTGTAGGTGATTTAGATGTAAACGGTTTACCATCTTTTGATTTGGAATATCTCTTTATGAATTTAAGAGCTAGATCAGTTGAAGAAGTGGTAAATCTAAAGTACAAATGTAATCAGGTAGTTGAAGAGAAGAAATGTAATCATGTTGTAGAGTTTGACGTAAACATTTTGGAAATTAAACCTACAACACATGAAGGTCATGAAAGTAAAATACAACTCACCGATAAATTAGGTGTTTGTTTAAAATATCCAACTTTTGAGATATTTGAAAAAGTTGATGAACTAAACGAAAATGATGCCATGATAAAAATATTGATTGATTGTATTGATTACATTTATGATGAGGATCAGGTGTATTATGCAAAAGATACTACACCAAAAGAATTAGAAGAGTTTATTGATAGTATGCAACAAAAAGATTTAGAGAAATTTAAAAGCTTTTTTGATACAATGCCAGAAATTAAAAAAGAATTAGATTTTAAATGTGAGAAGTGCGGTCATGAAGAAAAAATTACTGTTAAAGGTATACAAAATTTTTTCGTCTGATCTTTCGTTATGATACATTAAAGAATTATTTTGAAACAAACTTCGCTTTAATGCAGTACCACAAATACAGTTTAACAGAATTAGAAAATATGTTGCCGTGGGAGAGAACCATTTATATACAATTATTAACAGACTATATTAAGAAAGAAAATGAAAGAATAGAAATGCAAAAACAAATGAATAAGGCTAGAAGATAAATGGTAGATTTTGCCAAAAAATATTTGTCATCTGTGGAAAGTGGCGGCGGTGTCGTAGGTAGTTTAGGCACGGCAGCCAAAGGGGTGGGTAAAGATATTGCTGGTAAATTTAGTAGAAAAAGTGTAGTATCAGCTGCTTTACCTGGAACTGATTTGCTATCAGTATTAGGCCGTAGAGCTCTTGGTGGTGGTAAAGACAAAGATGATAATGTCAAGAAAAAAGAACTCGCAGGAGAAGTAACTCAAGTAACTAAAGCCGTTCAAGATGGTTCAGCTAAAGAAATGTCTATATTGAAAAGTATAGCAAAAAACTCAATGTCTTTACCAGGAATTGCTCGTGATGTAAATGTGTTAAGACAAAATATGCAAAAGCTTGTAAAGATTGAAGGTGGTAAAAAAGCAACTGGCGCTGATGAATTTTTTAAGACACAAGATCAAAGAGAATCTGCTTTGGAAGCAGATACAGGTGGAGGTGCAACTAAAGTAATTGAAAAAGAAGCTGATGATGCTAAGAGTGGTGGTGGTGGTGGTATTCTTGGTATGATTAAGAGGTTCGCTAGCACTTTTATGGGAGCTCTTAAAATATTTTCTAAAAAAATGTTACTGAAACTTGTTAAGAAAATTTTTCTACCAGTTGCAATTATAGCAACACTCTTTAGTGGTATCAAGGCAGGTTTTGATGACTATAAAAAAACTGGTAGTTTATCAAGTGCTATTATGGCAGGTCTTGGTGGTATGTTAGATTTTTTAACATTTGGTTTTTTCAATAGAGAAACAATTGAGAATATCGGTGCAAAATTAAGTAAATTTGTTGCACCTGTGTTTGAAAAAATGGGTGAAATTTTCTCTAGTATCAAAAAAACTATCATCAATGGTCTTAATGCAATATTACCTAAAGGTATGCAAATTGGTGGTGGTGGCGATGCTGGTGGTGATGTTAAACCAGAAAAAGTAAAAGAAGGTGCAGCTGGTAATGTTAAAAGTGGTAGTGATGCTAAAAAAGAATTTAAAGAAATACTTGAATCAGGCACCACAACAGAAGTTGAG